AAGAAAATATCTTCCTTTTTATCCAATGAGATATTACCTGCTACCAATAATAACACAGCTAATGGGTCGAAGACAAGCATAATTATCATTATTACCATTCTTACTGCTTTATCTACGATTCCACTATCTGAACTGCCGTAAGCCAATTCAGCAACATATTTAATTGGACCAATATCAGCTTCAGTCTTACGTAATTCCACCATGATAGGTGTCTTTTCTTCATTTACTTGAGCAATCTGTGCTAATAATACGGTATTTTCTTTTGTTAACCTAGACCGTTCCTTTTGTTGTGATTTTCGGATTTGAACTGACCGTAAAGCTGAATTTTCAGAAGTTGACCTAGATAAAACTTGGTCAACCGAGTCATCCATCTGTTTAATTGCTTTCTTATTTTCATCAATTTGTATTTTGAAAGAAGCAATCTTATCGTCATACATTGCTATCTTATCCGCAATTGGAGCAGATTCAGTAGAATGTTCAATGTGTGCTTTTGATAAGAAACCAAAAATACCCATCGAAGTAATCAACATCAATATCAATACAGCAAATGTTAGATATGATTTGAGTAATATTGGTGCCGTTTTCCAATTACGATACAACCATGAGGCGGTAACTAGTTTAGAAAACTCTAGTGAACCACCCATGATTACAACTGGCCAGAAAGCACCTGGAAATATTAAAGCTAAACCAATAATTGAATAATATCCAGCAATTCCCGATAATAAAAAAGCTGCTAGAAATGTTAAGAAAATCATGAAAAGAAGTCCTCTAATGAACTCTGTTTTTCCGTATGCCAGTTCATGCACTCTAAAATTATTTTAATTGGTTCCAAGAATACTTTTTCAAATTGTAAATCATAATCTACATATTTCTCAATATCAAATTCTTTTGGAATCCTAGATGTAAACGAAATAACAGATTGGTTGAAAGTGTTTGGTAATTTAAGATATATGTATTTAATCTTTTCACCTTGTTGAATTAATGGATATTGTTTATCTAATTTAAATTCTTTTAAAAAGTGATTAAATATCAAAGCGCCTTTTGAATGAATTGGAGTACTCTTTCTATATATTGTTACCGAATCCGCATACTCTTTCATTCCGTTCAAACCACGAGGAGATGATATGGACTCCACAGGCAGTGTTTTAAACTCCTGTTTGAAATCAGCAACAAACTTGTGCATATCGGATTCTTGGCCATTCAACATCACATTGATAGATTGTTTCATTTTATCCCGAACAACAGCCGGAGTAGATGATTTAATCATTTCAAGGCCCATGACTTTCATCTTGGGTTCTTTATATTGAACACCCTCATTATTATACACGTTTAAAATGTATCGTTTCTTGGCAGTCCAGATACCTTTGTCAGCCAAGGCTTCACGTTTCATTTGCATTTTCTGAGAATGTGCATGAACATAATTAGCAAGTTCTTCATAAGACTTATCAATATAAGGTTGTAATTTATCCTCACAGACTTTATCCATGAAGGAGATGACCTTCTCAGTTGATTTTTCCGCTTTGAATACTTGATTAACAAGAGGGCCAAGCTTAAGGTAAATCGAGTCAGTATCAGACGCAATAACATAGTCATCCTCGGTTTTTAATAGTTTGTTCATAAATTGATTAAGCTTGGCTTCAATCCAACGAATACTTAATTGACCCGCAGTTGTAACACCCAAGGCCATACGTAAATCGTAGAAACGAAAATACTGACTACCCAAAGCACCATATGCTGAATTAAGTGATACTTTTTTTGCCAACTGAAGATTTTCAAATCTGGCAATTCGTTTTTCAATTTCATATTTTTTGCTATCATCCATTTCGTTTTCATAATCTTGTTTGGCTTTCAAAGCCAACTTCTTAAACTTCTTACGGTCTTCATACATTTCTTCCATCATACTTGGTAAGAATCCTGGCACATCTGTACGGAAGAACTGACCATTTGGTGTTAAAGTGACACCGGTAAGTGCCGAGGTGTCCACTTCTTTCAATAACATTTTGTCAACAGAAACGCCATCTGTGATAATTTTACGCATCACATCAGTGTAGTCTTTGGGTTCAATTAAGGTTTCAGGTGAAATATTATACTGCATCATCAAATGAGGATACAATGAGTTTAAGTCAAATGAAGCTACCCAATCATGTTTACCGGCTTGAACATCTTTAACGTAAGCACCTTCAAACATTCCATCTTTTTCTTTACGCTCTTTTGGAGGAACAATAATTTTCTTATTCAATAGATAACTATTTGTCAGAGCATCCCACATACGAGTTTGTGCAAACACATCCTCATAATTACATTTAGTATCATAAGCCAAAGTCATTGCCAATTCAAGCAATTTCAACTTATCTTCCAAACGCAAAATCAATTCAACGTCTTTAATGTTGTATTCAATAAACTTCTGATAATTTAACCGATATAATTGGTGTAAACTATCAAATTCATCATATGAAATTTTATTCTCACCGACTTCAACTGAAGCGATGTGGTCTAATTTATAAGATTCCTGTGACTTTCCACCAGGAGCGTACCATCTATACAACTCAATATAATCAAGTGATGCGACGCCTTCCATTGTGTAGGCAATCTGTTCACGTTGATTGATAACTGTTTTACGTTCTGAAATATAGTTCCAAGGTGATAACTTTTTAGTTTCATCTTCACCTAGAATTTTACGGAACCGATTGATGATATATGGAATATCAAAGAACTTGGTATTCCAACCAGTAATGATGTCGGGGCAATCTTTAGTCCATAGGTCTAAGAACTTCTTACATAATGAATATTCGTCATTACATTTAATGTAAATTTCATCACCTTTAGTCACATAATCACCACAACCAAAGACATACATATCGCCACCAATATATTTCATACCAATAGCTGTGATTGGTTCATTAGCTTTATATGGGTCTGGAAACCCATTCTCAGAACCAACTTCAATATCGACTACAGCAACTAATATATTTTCTTGGTCCCAATCAACCATTTCTGGATGATGGTCGGCAATAAAAGCATATTCATATCGTGTATTACCGTAGATTTTGAATCCATCAACTTCATCATATTTCTTAACGAAATCTCTGGTATCACGGATACCACCAGCTCTGAAAGGTTCAAGATATTCACCTTTCAAAGTGGTATAATTGGTAACTTTCTTGGCTGGAACGTAAAGTGTTGGTTGATATTCGATTCGTTGTTTGAATCGTTTACCATTTTTAACACCACGATATAGTATATAGTTGCCTATTGATTGGACGCTTGTATAAAACATTATTATCCTGTAATGATTTGTTTTGTAGGTGTGATGATGCCTGTGCCAAATATTTGATTATAATTAGCAATAAAGTCTTCTGCGGGAACATAGTCATAAACGATGTGTTTCTTTTTAATTGTAACTGTTGCACCACTTTTCTGTTCAGCGTGCATTGGGAACGGAGTGAATCCAACATTTGGTTGTCCGTCTTGACCTCGAACAATTGAGATACCCACTGGATTAACAAACACATATTCCGTCTCAGATTGTGATTCCACTTCACCTAATACATCTTCACCACTAATTAATTTTAATGCTATAACTTCCATAACAATCTCCTTTTATCAACAAGTAATAGATTATATATCATATTTAAAGACATGTCAAGCATAAATACTTTAATAAAGTGTTAAGGTATTATTATGAATGATATATTCAAATTAATTGGAGACCTTGGTTTCCCAGTTGCCATGGCTTTAGCTGGTGGTTATTTTGTATTTTTAACCATCAAGTTATTATTAGGTGGTGTATTAGGTTCTATCAAGGGGATGGCTGGTATTATTACCGCTCTAGATAATAGAGTTAGGACAATGAACCATGACGTTGTGCGCATTGATACTGTTGTATCTAATGCGTTGGGATTAAAACCTGATGTCGACCGAATTGCTCGAGCTGACGGCAAGAACGATGCAAGGAGAGATTAATGATATTTGTAGATTACACATTTCTATTATTAACAGATGGGTCTATTCAGATGGATCCAGAATTAACTGCTGACAAAATAAATCTAAAAGACGGGGATTTATTTAAAGCTGTTGTTGTTGATGGTAAAATTACATTCGTAAAACAACCACCTCGGCAAATATGGGAAGGTGGCTAATGAAAAACTTTTTCAGAAAATATGATTTTTATTTTCAAGCAGACCGAGACCTTATGATATGGACAAGTAGAGATATGGTTTTTTCATTTATAGCAGGTTTAATTATAGGCGCAATACTAGTATGGATGTAGTCGAGTTAATCAATAAGTATGGTTTTCC